ATGTCCTCCATCGCCGTACGGTTCTCCAGCGCGGCCTTACTGTCGCCGTCGATGGCGGTGCCGTTGTCCTCAAAGGACTTCTTGACCTTGTCGAGCGAGTCGAGCACGTCGAGCATCTGCTCGTCCTGCGTCTTCATCGCGCCGTGCAGGGTGTCCCAAACGTCGATAAGCTTCTCGCCCGCGTCGACGCTGGCGACCATCTCGCGGGTCAGTTGGGCCTGCTGGTCGGCGGCGGACTCCGTGGCGGCGGCCATGTCGCGGGCGTGGAAGGCCGCCTTGTCCGACCCGTTGACCAGCTGGTCATAGATGTCTATGCCCTTGAATCCGGTCGTGATTCCGAGCAGGATTTTCTGCCATTCCGCCAGGGGGGCCGGATCCTTGAGCCGCTCCTCCCAGCGCGAATACACGAGCTCCGTGGCCGCCAGGCCGACGGCCAGCGGACCAAGCGCGGCGGCGGCACCCTCGAGGCCAGTCGCCGCAACCCCGCCAGCGGCGCCCATGCCGCGCAGCGACGCTGCGGCAGCGACGACCTTCGGCTGCATCTTCAGCACCGCAGCGCCGACCAGCATGGCGGCGCCCGCCACGGCGGTCAGCTCCACGCCCGTGGTCTGCACCGGGCCCGGCAAATTCCCGAACATGTTCACCAGCTCGGTTCCGGTCTGCACCAGTGACCGCAGGCCGCCGGTCGCGCCCGAACCCGACTTGATGAACAGCGTTTCGAGCGAGCCCTTCAGCTGCTCGACGTCGCCCGACAGGTTGTCCATCTTCTGGGCCGCCACACGGGCCGCTGCGCCCTGGTCGTCGACGGCGGCGGTGTAGTCCTCGATGCCCTGCTGGCCTTCGTTGTAGAGCACGGTCGCGGCGCGCATCGCGTCGTTCCCGAAGATGACAGCGAGGGCGTGGTTGCGCTCTTCCTGCGTCAGCGGGCCGAGCTTGTCGTGCAGCTGCCCCGCGAAGGCGGCGAGGCCGACGAAGTTCCCCTTGGCGTCGTACGCGCTGAGGCCAAGGTCTTTCATCATCTTGGTCGCCTGCGCGCTCGGCGCGTTGAGCATCATCAGCATCGTCTTGAACGACGTGCCGCCGTCAGATCCGGCGAGGGCGTGGTCGGCGAACGCGGCCAACGTTCCGACGGTCTCCTCGAGGCTCAGGCCCGCATTCGCGGCAGCACCGCCACCCATCTGCAGCGCCTGGCCGAGTTCGGCCACGTCGGTCGCCGACTTGTTCGCTGCGGCGGCCAGCACGTCCGCGATGTGCGAGACGTCCTTGCCTTGCAGGTGGAAGACGTTCATTGTCTTCGCTGCGATGCTGGCCGCGTCGGCGAGGTCGAGCGTCCCGGCGGAGGCGAGCGACAATGCACCGGTCAGGCCGCCGCCGAGGATCTCCGACGTGCTCAGGCCCGCTTTGGCGAGCTCGGCCTCAGCCTGCGCCGCCTCGCTGGCGGAGTACACCGTCGCGGCACCAGCATCTAGCGCCGCCTGGCGCAGCTGGCCGAGCTGCTCGCCGGTGGCACCCGCGACCGCGCCGACCTCGGACATTTGCTTGTCGAACTTCATCGTCGACGCGACCGCGACGACGGCGATGCCGGCCAGGGCGGCGCCGGCCAGGCCGAGGCCGTAGGCAAGCGCCTCGTAGTCCTTCTTCGCGCCCTTGGCCGACTCGCCGACCCGCTTGTTAGTCCCGACCGCCTTGTCGCCGTCCTTGGCGTACTCGTCGGTGTAGAGGCGCAACTTCACGCCCACGGACCGCATCGCACCCATGGCTCAGCCCTCCGTGGGTTGGGGCCGCTTGACCCGTGTGCGCTTCGTGACCGCGAACAACATCGACCGGTGCCGCGGGTCCTTCTCGTACGACGTGACCGCCGCGTTCAGCACCAGGCAGGCGTTACACACCGCCGGCGGTTCGGGCTCATACCGCCAGTGCTCGGTATCGAGGGACTCGGTCAGGTCATGGCCGTGCGGGCACCGGTTCGCCTCCCGCAACGTCAAGGCAAGCGCCCACGCCCGATCCTCGTCCGTCCAGCCGGGCACCACGGTCGTGCCGGTCAGACGGCCGTCGGCGTCGTAGTGCTCCCGTATGGTCGGCTCGCCGTCCATCGTGGACAGCGGCACCGACCAGGCGCGGGCGGTTTCTACTCGGCGGCGGAGGTCCGGATCTGCGAGCGCTGCCGCGGCAAAGGGACGGCATCATCCCCGCGCGTGAGCGCGAACGCGGCAGTTGACAGCTTGTCGATCTGGCCGGCGCTGCAGTAGTCGTCGACGAGCCAGTCAACGAAGTCGTCGGACGGCCAGTCGGTGAGGATCGGCGCATCAGCGTCGGGCCGCTCCCGGTAGCCAACCAGGCAGGCCTTGACCAGGGCGGGCGAGAACGTGTCGGCGTTGAATCCACCGCGGTCCAGTGGGATGACGTTCCCGTCGCCGTCGACGCGCGGCGGGTGCGCGGCCAGCAGCGCCCGATACGGGGTGCGCTGCATCGCCTCGAGAACCACGTAGATCGTCGACTCTTCGGCCTCGCCGCGGAGCTTGGCGAGGTCTTCCCGCAGCGCCGAGCCGGCCGACTTCTCGGCCAGCCGGCGCGCCTTGACGGGGGCCTCGTCGAGGCGGTCGAGTTCGTCCTCGACCGCCTCGATCTGCTCCCGTACCTCGCCGTTGAGCACGACCGGAACCGTCTTGCGTGGACGGGTCGCGGCCTCCCGTAGCTGCTGAAGGCGATGCATCAGACGACGGCCACCAACGCGGACGTCGTGCCCGGCGGGCGGAGGTACGCCTGCTGCTGGATCGTCCACGGGTGGTTCGCGGTGCGGCCCGCCTCCATCTGCCGGCCGAGCTTGACGGCGTAGCAGCGGACGAACTGCCCGGCGGCGAGTGCGGTGCTGTAGGGCACCGCGGTGCGCTCGACGAAGTAGCCGAGGGTGTTCTCGAGCAGCGTGGTCCGGGCCTTGTCCTGCGCCGGCACCAGCGGGTTGTAGACGTACATCAGCGGGAAGGCGTAGGCCTTGCGACCCGGTCCGCTGAAGTCGGTGTCGGAGGCGAGTCGGTTGTCGGTGATCCCCGCCTCTGTCAGGGCGGGCGCCCAGCCGGTGTCGCTGAAGTAGAAGCTCAGGTCGACCACCGAGCCGGCCGTCAGTTCGGCGAGGCTGGGCGCCGAGATGGACGAGATGGTGGGCACCCAGAGGACGAGATCGGTGCCGTCGAAGGTGACGGACGCCGGCTGTGTCATGACGATCTCCTTCGTCGGCTTACGGGACCGACACCCTGGGGGCGTCGGGGTCTAGAGGTGTTACGCAGGGCCGGTCTCGAAGCGGTAGACCGCAGTGAGCGTCACCGTGGTCTGTGCGACCGGTTCGGTTACGTCGGCCTCGCGGGTCTGCTCGTGCCGGATCGGGTCGCAGGTCCGACCGGCGATGACCGGGCGGACGTCGAGCCACGCCACGGCGACCTGATCGACCATGGCCCGGGCGGCGATGTCGTTCGCGCCCACGCAATGCGCGTACGCACGCGTGCGCGTACGCGTGGATCGCAGGTCGAGCCGACCACCATCGCTGTTCTCGGTGGCGAAGTGCACCGACACGTACGGCGGCATAGCGCCCGGCGGAACCGTTGACGGGCCACCGGCAACGTCGGGGTACACCGCGAACGGCGGCGAGACGAGGGCCGCCTGCGCGCGCAGCAGGGTCAGCAGTGCTGTTGCGTCGGCCTGGGCCGAGCCATAGTTGCTCATCGACCCCACGCCCCATTGATCCACGCATCCCCGGCGGCGAGGTGCTCGCACGCGTCGATGAAGCGCGGCTCTTCGTGGTCGAGGGCCGGTTCGAGGTGCGGGTGCGGTGGGTTGTGCGCCGACCCGTACTCGATCAAATTGCCCAAACCCCATTGCTTGCGACCCTCGGCAGGCCCGATCTCGGCCTCGTAGCCCTCCGGGACCGCGTTGATGTCGTAGTTGATCGAAGCCGGGTAGAACGGCGTGTGCGGTCCGCCGGGAGCGTTGGCACGGGCCTCGTTCTTGATGCTCAGCCCGCCCTTGCTGACCACGCCCCGGGCCTGCTGGCGAGTAATCCGGCCGGCGTGCGAGAGGTCGGCGGACCACTTGTCGAGCTCACTGAAGTCGAAGACGGCGGTCGCCACGGCTACCCCGCAATCTCCTCGAGCGTGAAGCGGCGTGCGGTGGCCTCGGTCTTCGCCGGTCGACCTCGCAGCCACATGACAGTGCCGACGAGCCCGGCGTCGTTGGCCGCGGCCGTGATCGTGCAGCGGTCCCCGGCGAGCACGGCCGTGGACGTGTCGACGGGCAGTTGCAGTTCCCGCGACAGTCCCAACTGCGGCTGATCCGGCGCCGTCGTCACATCCCGCGGATAACCGCTGTGCTCCTGCACCCGGCACGGTCCCGTGTAGACGGTTGACCAGGAGGCCGTGACGACGCCGGTGGTCCCGTTCGTGGACGAGCCGGTCTCCCGCTCGATCACGCAGGCATCGACCATGCCCGCGAGCGCAGCCGCGCGCCCGCGGGCGAGCACACTGGCGCGCGACATGTCAGGCCGATGCGCCGATGACGAAGATGTCGTACGTGACCGACGTGCCGGCGCCGGAGTTGGCGAAGTTGATCAGGTCGCCGGTCGCCGGGGTGACGATGACGCCCGCGCCCGGCGCGACCCAAAGGAACGTGCCTCCGGGCAGGATCGGCATCGAGTTCGACGCCGACCCGAAGATCGGCACACCGTTGCTCGCCCCACGGCTCATCACGACGTTGTTGGTGTTGCCCGCCGCCGCCCTAACCATGATGGCCTTGAGGCGGGCAAACGTCAGCGTGGTGCCGAGCGCGCCGACGAGCGTGCCGGCGAAGTCCAGGTCTACGTTCGCCGACGGGGCGAGTGTGTTCGTGTCGCCCCAGACCATGTCGGCCGCGTTGACTGTGGCGCCGTTGCCAAGGGTGCTGTCGAAACCGAAAGCCGCTGCCAGGTTGCCCGGCACCGACACGGTCTGCAGGTCCAAGCCCGACGACAGAGTCGCCGAGAGGGTGGCGGTGATGCTCGCCAAGAGTGCCATTGGTTCCGTCCTTCTCTGGACTCAGCGTGAAGCGGTGGAGTAGGCGCTGACGCCGTACGCGTCGGCGATTGAGGCAGCCATGTAGTCGGTCATCTGCATGCGGGCGTCTGCCTCGCCGTAGGTGACCCGGTAGTCGTCGATCGCTTCGGACGTTGCGCCGCCGGGATTGCCCCAGCCGAGCCGAGCGAGGGACAAGGTCATGTCGCGGGCCAGCTGCAGCCATTGCGAGCCGGCGGCATAGCCGTGGGAGTAGGTGACCACGGCCTGCGACGGCGGGCTGAAGGACACCATCCAGCCGCCGGCCCGCCACAGCATCTGCTGGCGCACAACCCAGTCGGTGATGGTAAGGCCGTCGAGCTTGACCGTGGTGACCGAGCGGACCGGCAGCTGCGGCAGCGGCAGGTAGTAGTCAGCTATGTCCCGCACGTCGACCACGGCGGTGTCGGTGATGTCGACGATCCGCTGCCCACCTGCCGCCCGCTGCACCTTGGCCGTGGCGAGCTCCACCAACATGGCGAGTGTGGCCTGCTGTGCGCCAGACAGCGTGGCGTAGTTGAGCTGCAGCAGGGAAGCGAGGTCCTGTGGCGTCGCAAGCTGGTCTGCCACAGGATCCCCCTACTTCAGCTTTTCGATGAGGTCGGCCTTGGTCATGGCGTCGGCGTCGTCGACGGACATGCCCTGGCTGACGGCGTAGCCGACCCATTCGTTCTTCGACGCGTTGACGCCGGGCCGGCGGATGGTGCCCTCGACCAGATCCATCGCGGGTCGCTCGTCCGCGGGCGGATCCCCGGCGGGGCCGCCCTCGGCCGGCACCTCGACGACCTCGGTCTCGGCCGCCGCCTCGTATGGCGAGCCGTCGGCGTTGACGCGGGTCAACTGCCCGCGGGTGACCTGCTCCTCGTATATCTCCGGGAGCGGGAGCGACATCTCGAAGATGCCGCCGCCCGCGCCGCGGAAGAATCCGGTCTCCGGCATCACGTGTTCCGGGGGACCAGGAACGCGGTAGCCGTCATGTTCTGCGTGGTCTCGACGATGATCGACCCGTCGGACTGCAGGAACCGGCCAGACTCGAACGGTCCGATCCACCGCGTGGTCGCGGTGAGGATGTTCGTAGTCGTGTAGGCGCCCTGGCCGGCGGCGAGAGCCGGCGGCGTGGTGCCCGCCAGCAC